TGTGGATGGAGTGCCACTGAAGATCAATTTGCTGACGGTTCTGTTCTCTGGAACTACAAGCAAACTTTTGGTATGGCTCCCAATACTTCAGTGGAAGAAGGGCTCAATTTCGTTGAGCCTCGCGTTCAAATCCTTTTACGTTCTCCCCTCATGGTTGAGGAAACCTCAGGGATGAGGCAAGTGATCGGTACGTTTGAAGATCCAGAGATCAAGCAGTTGTTTGAGAACGATAAGATTGCATCTGATCTTTCCAATAGTAAAGGTGAAATCTACAAGCGTAAGTACGCTGTACGTACCAAGTATCTGGTCTATGTGTTGACCAAAGATAATAAGCGTGCTCACAAGATCCCGATGGTGCTTACCATCAAAGGATTGAATGGCACTGACATCTCGGATAAGATCAAGATGTATGAAAAGGAAATGTCTAAGTGCTTGAGCAAAGCACTGAATTCTGAAGTTCCTTTGGCATTTAACGAAAAGTTTTATGCCACTACAGTGTTTGCTCCCGTGCTTGTCAATGACATGCGCGGTGCAAATAACGTAGAGATTTGTGCAATCGAATCCTTTGAGATCCCTGATTACACAACGCAAGAAAATGCGATTGAATCATTGAATCGTCTTTCGATTCCTGATGAAGATCGTGAATCCACCTGGAAGTATCAAGATATGTTCCAGGACTATATCAATCAACATGCCAAGCAAGATGCTGATAAACTCGGCGGTGCTTATGGCATCAAGGAAGGTGTAGAGATTCTTCCTGTCTCTCGTACCACGGATGCAGTTGATGTAAAAGCATTACCTGCCCGTGATCCAATGACTGGTGAGGATGCTAGTCTGCTCTAATGACTAAAGCAAACACTTCGGTTGATTTGCTTGCGGCGTTTTTCCTCACTCTGATTGAGCCGGGATCTGATGTGAGAATTGTCCTTGCATCAGATCCATTGCATCTTTCACAAGTCCTTTGATTGCTATTTGCCGTGTTGTTGCAATCTTTGTAAGCAGCACGGCAATTTCTTTTACCTCATCCAAGGAAGTGGATTCATTGATCTGACGTATCATTTTTTCTTGCCAGAACATTTCCTCAGGACCTGCTTCAAACTGCAACATGACTTGAAATGTTTTTAACACTCTAATCGCTTCACTGCTAACCAAGCTCAACTACAGTTTTTGTTTCGAATTCAACACATGAAACCCGAAGAGAAGGCAGCCATCAAGGCTGGCGCTACCACAGCATTGGTCACGACCGCCATTGCACTTCTGTTACCATCTCCTGCGGCATGGGCTGCTGCGCTCTATGGATCGTATAGGATGGCTAAGGGCGCGTACCAGAAAGCAAAGGAGGACCAAGCTCAGCAAGACTACTGGACCAACCACTAATTCAACTCAATCCCAACCATGTCAACTCAACTCCAGACCGAACTCAACGCTGCGCAAGGTGCTATCTACACTCGTTCTAATCTTGGACGGGCGTTCCAAGATTTCGATGACGCCGACATTGGTGGCATCTATTTGCGAAGCGATGATTGTATTGTGGTGCGTCGCGATGGTAGCGAGCAGGCTTACAATCGGGAGATGATCAAGGTTGCCTACACTAACTACACTAACCGTCTCAAAGATTTTTTCTCTTATCTTGGCCCTAACTATCGTGGCCCTAGTGTATGGCATAACAATGCTTATGTTATGTTTAAAGGCTGGAACTACTCCCATGCACTCGGACACCTCACATCAAATGCAAAACTTCAAGCTCACTGGGCTGACAAATTTATACATGTATCTGAACAACAAAAGCTTGTCCACCTGCTCCAGTCCGATCAGACGGATCTTGGCCATCTGGTTGCACCGGACGGAATGCGGCTTACGGATCGGCCCATTGATGTTGACAGCGACATGGAAGATGAACAAGCTCCTGTCATGGGTGAACCTTGGTGTTCGTGTGGGTCGTATCAGCGTCAGCTCAGCAACCTATCTGACTTTGAGGCCGAAATCACAGGATTCAAGCCTTGGTGCATCCACCTGAGCTGGTTCAACAAGTACCGTGAACTACTGTGCAAACGCACAGAAGCACGGAATGCTAGCCCCAGTGGTACACCTGAGAAATGTGTATCGTGGTGGTATGCCCCCCCTGCAGATCACATCAGCGATGGTCGCTTTGTACTTTTGTATACCAACCATGGGGCACAGGCTCCCTTGACTCATTGGCGTACTTACAAACCTAAGGAGATCTTTACGCAGCATGATGCGTGGGATTTGTTCTTTAACATGTGTGATGCAGGCTACGTACCATTCCCTGGTATTGCCTTGCCACAACTGAAATCTGCTATCAAGAAGCAATGAGGCTTCCCAATGGAAAACATAAGTTGGACCTTGAAGTTGATGAAAACACCTACTGGGAGCTTGTTAAATTAGGTGCAGAGATCCAAATGGATCATAAGTCCTATGCAGAACACATCCTTATCGGCCATGTTGAAACCGAGCTCGATCGAAAAACTGAGGATTGAATTCATCGAAGAAGACGATGGATCCGGTACCATCCACATCGAGTGGGACGAGAAAGATCCAGATCTTCAATGGTGGACTGACCTTGGTGAAGAAGGTCAAAAATCCTTTATGATCAAAGCGCTCACTGACGCAACTAAAGACTATGTCGATTGACACCTACGGACTTCCCGCAGAACAGTACGAAGAGTTCTTTGAAGATAATGTCAGGTTTGCTGCTGAGCTTTACCTGCGTACTTGTAACATCCTGACTACCAAGGGTGTTGGGAATGTTGATTTCAAAACAGTCCTTGACATGTACCAAGAGTGCACCTATCAAACCAACGATGATTGTCGTCGGTATCAAAAAGCTAACAACCCCGAGGCAATCAAAGATGATGTGTTGTTTGAGCTGAGCCCTTCCAGGCAAGAGCTGCTTGAACGCGTGGAATCTCTTCATGCCAAGATCGAAGCACTCACCGATTACATCGGCAAGCTGACCGAGGTCGTAACAGATGGTCTAAACGGCGTCACCAATGCCCTCGGTACCGACCAAACCGTGGTAGACTGATCGCGTCTTCCAAGGAACAAGACCGTCCTGGTCATGACGTAAAACTGACCAACTACCTCAACTCCATACCATGTTTGAATCCTTGTTTGCCGCCGTACTTCCGGTGATGAAAGATTTGTTGTGGGCAGCCGCCGGCATGCTGCTGACCTATGCACTTAATAAGTACCAAGCTCACTTCAACTGACTTGAACCATGACAACTCAAATCACACAAGCTAAACTCAAAGATCTCAACATCATCAAACTCTACGAACACTATGCTGCTCTCGAAAAGTCTCTGCCTCTTCTCACTCCTGAGTCCCAAGACCTGGCAAAAGCAGAGCTTGAAACTTGTGCCAACCTACGGTCAGAAAAGATTGATCGTATTCATTACGCAATGGCTGCCCATGAGGACGCACTGGAGCGCATCAAGAAAGAAGGTGACCTCATCACCCAGGCCAAGCGGCATCACGAGTCGCAGCTCAAGTCACTCAAAGGTCTGTTAAATTACTTACGTCGGGTCCTTCCACTGGATTCGAACAAGATCACAGGTCGTAACTACCAGTTCACCCTTGTCAAGAAAAAAGACCTTACCGTCGAGATCACCTCGGACCCGGAGTTTTGGCACACTGAAGAAAGACGACGTTATTGCATTGAAGAAACTGTCACCACAACCAAGCAAGTTGTGTTACGTTCAATGTCAGGAGAAGTTCTGTCCGACAGAACAGAACCCAAAACAACCACTAAAGTCCTCCCTAACCTCGATGCCATACGCAGCGCCTATCAAGAAGGCCAACAACTCCCAGCAGGAGTCAAGGTCATCCAAGAATATTCCGTCCGCACCAAACGAATCTTCGGAGAACCACGAATGGAAATGGCGCCATCCGAATATCCAGGACAGCTTCTACCAAAAGATTCCAGCGCCGACTAATAGTGATGACGCTCGTATCAAGATGAACTGTCATGAACATGCCCTCAAAGACTTTGATCTTCAGCTGGAGATGAATGGTATACAGATGGACATGATGATGGATGGAAACCAGGTTTGTTCGTACAAAATTAATGAGTACGATGATTTGGAAGAAAAGAAGTTGAAGTTACTTCTTGGTAAACGCTTCCATCAAAACGCTGCTAATGCCTATTGGTATTATCTACAACGTGAAAAGGCAGCTAAGTAAATGCTAGTACAATAGAAGTATTAGCACAGGAGTTCCATGGGTGGTGACGCAGCCTTAAATAAGTTGATTGCTGGGTTCACCAACGATGGGACTCCTCTTTCTGCAACAATTGGTTCCAAGATGGAACATGGTGTTGTCATCTTGACAGCAGCCATGCTTGCTAATGAAAACCTTGCAGCATCTATGGATCCTGTTGAAATGGTTGATGGCGCCATCTCGTATTACAACATCATCCAAGAACGTCTTGGTTACTACCAGCAAAACCAAACAAGTTCTTTAGAACGCATGCTTAAGAACTGATTGCTGCTAAGGTAATCAAGTCATTACACACAACGATGGACACAGTTGCCGTCCCAAAGCTCACCTTGTCTTTTGAGGTGGAGATTCAAATTGAACACAACTCGTTCTCTGGTAAAACACCAGAGGACATTGCCGATTCTCTCCAGGATGAAATCCACGATATGATTTTTGAACTGAGTCAGGTTACTGGTGTAACATCTTCCCTCACTGGCATCGCATCCTACGACTGACATGATGAACACTGACTACCTTGCTGGCTGGGACGTAGCAGCTGAGCAACGTAAAGCAGACTTCATAGAGCACTTGTACAAGTGCTCTGGGCGGGAGGATGCACCTCCTGGCATCAAAGGCACATACACTGGTCTGTGGCATGACTTCTGCATTCGAGAAGCAGGTCCTATCATGCGTGATCGCTACTTTGAAATGATGGAAGCCGTCCGTCTGTACGAAGAAGGCAAGCTGCAACCTGTTGCTATGTCTTAAGGTTTACACTGAACACCCTTCTGTCATTGGACGTGCCACACTAGTGGTACGTCCTTTTAACTGCAATGGACATTAACGAAAAGCCAATGGAAACCATTGATCAGTGGCAAGAATGGTACCGCAATTCAAAAGTGGTAGCAGAGATGGATGAGCCTCTTGTCAACAAGGATTCACGTGAGGTGTTGCATGATACGCAACACGCAACAAATTCGTATGTACTAGCTGCAAAAGACTACTGGATGAAGAAAGCGCAAGAGCATTTCGCAGATACCATCTGTGACTTTACCAACGAACTTACAGGACAAGATCTATATAAAGCCTTTTATGCTGCTGCAAAAGAAAATTTAAATATCGCAGCAAAAGAATATGCCAAAGCTAAAAGCCTTGTTGATTGTCTTAAAGGTTTAAACTGATGTCACGCTCTAAAGATCCTGAGTACCCCAAGTGGATTTGTGATACCTGTGGCCAAGACTATGGCACGTGGTACAAGAAAGGTACATACGTTGGTCCACCACATCACTACGCCACTTATCACCAGGGGACTTGTAATGTGTGCGGTGCAACAGAAGTTCCGGTGACTGAACCTCGTGATTACGGTCATTTACGTGCCAAGTGGCGAGAAGAGTATGTCAGAAGGCAGAACAAAACTGCGTGCGATAATAAATAAAACCAACAATAAAGCAATGCCTGTTTATAGAGAATCAGGTGGAAGTATCCTGTATGACGTTGTAAAAGTACAGACCTGCAGTGGTCAACCACTGGAAGTAACAACAACCACCACAAAACCTGTACAAATTACAACTGCAGGCACGCCTGCAAGTGATGCCTTTGGTCGTGCACGTGTATCCGCACCACTTACATTATTTGATTCTAGTCACCGCTATAACGATAATGAATTATGGGCAACCGCAACTGGTGTCTCCTCTGATGCAACATTCAATAGTGATGAAGGCTTAGTTGATCTAAATGTACCAACGACTTCAGGTGGTTACGTAATCAGAGAAACTAAAAAAGTCTTTTCGTACCAACCAGGTAAATCTTTGTTGGTATTAAATACTTTTGCAATGAATCCTGCACAAGATAATCTAAGACAGAGAGTCGGCTACTTCAATGATGCCAATGGTATCTATGTAGAACTAAACGATTCAGTGCTTAGCTTTGTTGAGCGCAGCTCTGTGATAGGTACAACAACTGAAACAAAAGTATCCCAAAACGATTGGAATATAGACCCAATGGATGGTACTGGGCCATCTGGTTTGACACTTGATATCAGTAAAGCTCAAATCTTCTGGATGGATATTGAATGGCTAGGTTTAGGTACTGTGCGGCTTGGTTTTGTTATTGATGGTGTCTTTGTTCATTGCCATTCATCCCACCATGCAAATAAAATTGCATCAACATACATTACAACAGCTACGCTTCCATTGAGGTATGAAATCACTAACCTAGATACTACCGCTTCTGTTAGTACATTAAAACAGGTTTGTTCAACGGTCATCTCTGAAGGTGGCTATGAATTGCGTGGCGATCAACTTGGTGTTGGTACCCCTGTAAATGCAGCAAGAGACTTGACAGCCACTGGCATTCCTTATCCAATTGTTTCTATTCGTCTTAAATCATCCCCTGATCGTTTAGATGCAGTTGTTATCCCAACAGCAACAAGTATCCTAGGTATCGGTAATAATGCAATCTTTGAATGGGCTCTTAAAAGAGGAGGTACAATTTCTGGCGGTACCTGGACCAGTGCAGGTACTAACTCTGCGGTTGAATACAACCTAAGTGGTGTCACACTTAGCGGTGCCACAACGCTTGCTAAAGGCTATATCTCATCCACAGCTCAAAGCACAGCACCATTAAACATATTAAAAGAAGCTTTGTTTAATTTCCAGTTAAGACGGGACGGCTTAACTGGTACACCAGAAAACTTTACGTTAACTCTACAAACAAAAGTTGCAGGTGACGATGTATATGCTGCGTTAGACTGGGAGGAGATAAGTCGTTGATAGGCTAAAACGATTGATTGAAAACTATGTATACCCCTGGTCCCGAAGCGCCGAAATTGCAGCAACCCCTCACACTTGAAGTGGTGCCACAACCACAGGCAAAACCCAAAGCACCTGGCAAGTCCAAGGGTAATAACAATGTTGGTAGCTTCATCCAACAGCTAATTAGCTTGATGGCATATGTCCATCAGCTCCAGGTCCAATCTCATCTCCTGCATTTCAATTATGAGTGCTCAAACTTTTTGAGTGTTCATAAATTCCTTGGCAAGCAATACGAAGCACATCAAGATCAATTCGATAAAATCGGTGAGTTTGTCCGTTCCATGGACTACTTACTTCCGATGTGTCATAACGGTTTGATGGACGCAAGCCCAGAGTTCAAGCACTGCACCAGCTATAAACCACAAGAGATGCTCGGCACCTACTACAAAAACCTTGAGGAGCTTGGCATGAAAGCTAAAAAGCTGGAGCCTGTTGCTGCCAAGGTAGGTGCTGTAGACATCCAGAACTACATGGCTGAGCTTGTTGGTGAAGCCTTCAAAGCAGCATGGTTTATTAAGGCAACGCTACGCAATGGTTAATTCTAAACATGTGGCAACAAATACTACGCGGTAAAATACCTTATACAAGGTAAAGCAAATGGCTGATCCTTCCTTATTTCAGGCGTACATGAATAGCAGAGGTTTAAAAAATCCTGCATTTAATTTTGTGCCCGGCGTTGGTTTTCAACCAACAGAACAAATTAACCAAATCGTAAATGCTTTTAAACAAAAGTCTGGTAAGCAGTATTCAGTTGAGCCAGCAAATTCTGTAATGGCAATTGGTGGTGAACCCATGTGGGGTACTGGTGGTGGTGTTGTATATGACAACAATCAATCAATAGGTTTTGTTGATCCTCTTCAGGGAACAGCTCACGTGGTTGCCCATGAATCTGCGCATAGTCTTTTCCCCTCTAATCTAAGAGAGTTTCAAAAAAGAAAAATAAACGCAGGCGCTCAGTTTATAGATCCTTTATCCGTACCACGTGATACCGGACAAAGATTACGTTATGTCCATGAAACATTTGCTAAACCTATCTTAGAAGAAGAAGCAAGAGCGCAAGGTGTAGCTTACGGTCTCTTAAATAAACTTGATATTCCTTCAGAAGAAGCTTGGGAAACACCAATTGATTACCCAAGGACATACTTAAAAGAAGGTCTTGGTAGATACATGGATACTGAAATTGGACCTCCTTCCCCAGGAGAAAGGAAAGAAGCGCAAACAATCCTAAAAGGAATCGATCCTTATCTACAAAGAATGTTCAACCAAGGATATCAAGTCTTTAATTAGACCAGTGTTCAAGCCTGTGGCAATTACAACAAAGCGGAATGCATTTCTCAATTTCTGCTTCTACTCTGCTCCAGGAGTAGCCGTGGTTCACCATGGATGAGATGTTATTGTCCTTATCACCTATATGGTGGAACTCAAGGACACGGTGATCATCCAACCCACACTTCTCGCACTGCAAAGTCTTCTTGTACTCCAGGAGCTTTTGTCGATTCTTATCGATACGTTTTTTGGCGTCAGCCCAGGCCACGTATAGTTTTTGTGCACACGTAAATATAATTTATCAGGATTTCCAATAAACGCAATTTATTAAGATTCTCGATATCGGAGATGCAGGATTTGAACCTGCGACCCATTGCTCCCAAAGCAATTGCGCTACCAAGCTGCGCTAATCCCCGGTGTTAAGGGCGAGGATGTCCACCTACGATGCCTTTTGACTTCGGCCTCTACGATGTGGCTGAGGGGATCCTTCGTTTAATACAACGTTCCTTGTTGCACCCTTAATGAGTGACCCCTCTGTTTGAGCATCATTGATAACTGGTGAAGATGCCTGCAAGCCTGTGCGCACAGTGTAAAGCCGTCCTCGTTATCAAGCTAAGCTTGAGGGGTGTTGTTGATGGCCCAAACGTGACCAGCCTCAAGGACTGGACAGAGGCTTGGGCTCTATACCCAAATCAGCTAGTACAGATGCTTGGATCAAGCAACCCCCACTGATTGGACCATACCGACAGAGCAGTATGGGTGGTTGGGTGCCCCATCAAAAGAGAGGGGGAACATATTGAGTATAACAAAAAACCCCGGTGTATCAAGCCGGGGTTGTGTTCCTTCCTGCTCAAACGTTAGTCCTTCGGTTCTAAGCCGTGAGTTACGTACGTTACTTGAAGGAGTAGTTCGACTATTTACTCCAGGGCGGTATTGCCCCACGTCAGTATATCAAGACAATTAAGAACCTGAGCGGTATCGACGGGCTGCTCGACCGGCTTTCTTTGCTTTTTCTGTGTTCGGAATAAACTGTTTACCTTGGCGGCTACCAGCTCTTTTCTTTTGATCCGTCTCCTCACGTTCTTCTTTAGACAGTGAAGCCCAGGCCTTCTCTGGCAAGTAACGCTTGGTGTAACCCTTTTGAATTGCTTTGTCACTCGACATTATTTAAAATTCTTCCCAATCAATTACTACAGTTTCATCAAGTTGTTTAATAGTAGTGTAAGGCATTGGATTTTTTGGTCCTGCCATTTCAGCGTGAACTATCTCAAACAAATCTTCAAAAGCACAAAACTCAACCGATTCTTGATCCGGATCCTGTTCCCAATCAGAAAACCGTTCAGTTGTAGGAATAAATTCAAGAGTTCGAGTATAAGTTACTATTACTGGTTTGAGGGGAATTTTCATGATTAACGAATGTTAATTGGATAGCTAAACGATTTGTCTGGCATCTTCATTACAACAGAGCGACCAAAAAAAGTAAGGGGATGTGCAGCAGCGGGAGCAGCATTTCCGCCTGGAATAGGCATGCCAGTTACAGCAGTTAATGCAGCTACCTGAGAAGGATCTATTGTTGGCATACCAGGGCCAATAGGTGTTTTTCTGTCAGCTGCTCCATACACAAAATCATATTTTTCATTTGCAGTATAACCATTTTGACTCGGACTAAACCAAACGCGACCAAGAGAAGTTTCAGCAGAAGTTAAAGGATTATTTGAAGAAGAAGTTCCGTAAGCTGAATAAGGAATATCACCTGTATCCATTCTTCGCAATCTGCTGCGAACTTCTGCAAGATTATTGTTTGCAAGCGTTCTCATAAAAGGCAACTGCATGCCGGCTGCCCCAGGAGAATTAAGCATTTGAGAAAGATTTTTTTCTTCTTTAATTGAGGCGTTGTAAATATCTTTTTGATATGCAGGATTATTTATGGTATTGCCTATTTCTTTTGTAAGCTCTGCTGGAATTTGCAATCCATCTGCGCCAATGCCCGTATAATATCTACCAAAAAGATTCACGCTAAAAGGTGCAGTATTTAAGCCTTTGGATATAGCTTGCTGGACAAAAGGAGGTGCTGCTTTTATTGAACGTTCGACAAACGGTTGGGCTTTAGCCAAACCGGTGGCTGTTGCATCAACTAAAGCTGCTTTTCTGCGAACAAAGTCAGAAGGTTGTTCATTTTTTGGAATACCAGATCTTTGAAATGCTGCGCCAAGAGGAGTGGCTGCTCCACCAGGTAACAATCCACCAAAAATATTCTTGTCTACTTGGCCATAAGTGCGGCCTACGCGATTTAAAAACTTTTGAAATAATTCCATCACTTACTCTTCTTATACTTTTTGGCGGCAGACTTAGCCTTCTTTATTTTCTCATACTCGTCTTTTGTCATCCAAGATTCTTTGCCCCACTTCTCCAGAGACTTTTGCTTCTCACCTTTACCACCTTTATATCCACCACCAGCTTCTTCATACTCACGAGCTAACATCTGTGAGCGGCGTGCAGACCACTGACCTGGTTTGCCGCCCTTAGAACTATTCATGATGCGGTTTTTAATCCGCTCACGTAATTCTGGTTTAGTGTACTTGCTATCATCCTGGGCCATCAGGATTTTTATTACGCTCTTCTAATATTTTACGCCACCTGCATGGACGCGATAATACCTGCTCCATTTCCTTAGCAGTCGGCTTAGGTATCGGTAACGTCGCTAGATATCTTTCGAGGCGTTCAGCCTCGGTAAGGATTCTTCTTTTCGCCATCCTTTTGAGCAAAAGCTTGCATTAAATCATCGACTTGCTCCAATGATTCAATGCGAATCAAAAGATCAGACAGTGAATTAACGGTGATTGGATGCTCAGTGCGTGCTGCAAAAGCAAGGGCTTCACGTAAACAGGACGCTGCTTGATCCAGGGATTCTTTGACTTGGGTAGAGAGGGACATCTCGGATTCTTTCGGTGTTCTTACTATAGGTGCAATCAACAACATCTGTGTACTTAACGCCTCTACTAACTATAGATCAAGACAATAGCTATAGCCATCAGCTTTAACTGGTGTGTTTACCAGGAAGCCATGGATGGTTTTCCCTACATAATGCAGGTCATCATAAGAAAGAGACGGTGATGTACCCAAGAAAAAGACGCGCTTGAGTACGTCATAAGCATTGGGAAAATCTTTGGCATTACCAAGATGTCGATAAGCTGGATGCAACAGGAGATTGCCAGCAAAGTAGTTGCGTGTCTGGATACCAGAGCTTTCGAGATGCTGTTGTAAAGCCTGTTTAACATTTGGGTTGTCACATACAATTGGCACACCAAACCACGAGGTTTCTGCTAAAGGTTTCTCGCCAATGATCTTAACTTCTGCAGGGTAGTCCTGAAAATAATCCACAATTGTCTTGTAGTTAAGACGGCGAATTGTGTGGATTTCCTCAAATTTGTCCAGTTGTACTTGACCGACGGAACCCTGTAGATCCAACGGCTTTAAGTTGTAACCAATCTGGCTGAATACATACTTGTGATCAATAACCACGTCATAATCAGGTAGCCATGCTTTGAAACGTTCACCACAAGAGCCATTGGCAAGTAGGTTGCACTGGCCCACGCAATAACAGTCGCGTCCCCACCAAGCAAACTGACGAGCGAGCTCTGTCAATCCAGGGAAACTAGAGGAGACCATACCCCCTTCAAAGGTTGTGATGTGGTGCGCCGGATAAAATGAACAAGATGCAGCGGCTGCATACTTTGTCAGATACTCGCCATCCCACTTAGAGCCAAGGGAATCACAATTGTCTGCTACATAAAGGATGGAGTGCGCATCACAGATATCGAGTAGACGATCCAGATCGTAACTATTACCCAAAACAGGGCTACTGAATACAGCAACGGTTTTGTCCGTGATCGCATCTTCTACTTGATCTAAGTCCCAATTCAAATCATCCCATGTAATATCCACAAACTTAGGAGTCAGGCCATTCTGAATAATTGGATTGACGGTGGTCGGGAACCCAACAACACTGACAATAACCTCAGCGCCATCCGGCCAATCAAAATATTTTTTCAGCGCAGCAATCATTACCAAGTTGGCAGAGCTGCCGCTGTTCACCATAAGAGATGAAGTAAACCCAAACTTCTTGGAGAAAGCGCGTTCAAATTTATCGACCTCCTTGCCCGCTGGGTACCAAGCTCCTTCACGTAAGGTGGAGATTGCAGCCTCTACTTCGGTCCCGTCAAAGTACGGACCGGAGTACAAAACTTTTGAGCGTGACATAAATCTTCCAGCCCATCACGAAGGGATATGCAAGGCGTATAGCCAAGGTTGAAAAGCCTGGTGCAATCCAAGCTAAACCTGATGGCTTGATTATAACTACCTTTGGCGGGGATGATAGTTATTTTGCTGTCTGAACCTAAAGATTGTTTGCAGTACTCAACGCAGTCAAAAAGCGTGGTCTCAATCCCAGTACCAATGTTGTAGATGGTATTGAGATTTCCTTTGCGACATGCGTGGTTGATGCCTCGACACACATCTTGGATGTGAATGTAGTCACGAGACAAGCCTCGATACACCTCAATATCTTTATCTTTTCTTAAGAATTGAATAATACGGTGAAGGGCATTGCGCTTTTCTGTACCCTTATCAGGGCCACCATAAACATTTCCAAGACGTAAGATACGCCAATTCATATCATGAGCCTGGCAGTACTCCATAACTAACTTCTCGGCTGCATACTTAGTTACAGAATAAAAACCATTGGGATCACAGATGGCATATTCCGTAGGCTTGGTATATTTGGGTCCGTAAACAAACCAACTGCTGACAAAGTTAAATGTCTTGACGCCAAAGTCTTTACAGTGTGCCAAGTGATCAGCTAACACCGTAAGGTTTGTGTGAATGTCAAGCTGAGGATTGGTATGGATATTGGAGTTGTCGGTGGTACTAATTAGGTATAAAACATCTTCCGTGAATGGGACTGCATATCCACGGGGCACATATTCTCCGCCGTACATGCCACGGTAGTAACTACCAATGATTCCGGTGCCGCCGTAAAGTGTTAGATCCATTTCAGTTGTACAAGTCGGCGGTGTACCAAAGGTCATTGTAGTTGTTTACACCGGTAGCGCCAAGAGATTTGAGGTCGCCCCCAGAGGAAGGTTTCTTTAACGCAAAAATTGTTCCATCTGGTAGAACAAGGGCTTTGTTCTTGTTGTAATGATTGGGTGTCAATTCGACAGAATCACCAAAAATTACTTTGTCATCAATGTTACTTACAGCAATTGCCTTGCCCCATGCAGTGGGGCCTGTAGGACATAACGGTGTCAAGCCATAGTAATTGTCTTCGATGTTACGAACAATCTGAAAGATTGCTTCATCTAATACTTCATTATCAGGAACTGTGTAAAACGCAGCGCCATCACACGCCCAAGACACTTTTGTGTATAAGTTGATATCACGGAACGCAAGTAGTCTGCAATCATCAGGTAATTTGACTCCCGTCTGACAACGCAAGGAGATATCAAAGTACCAGCCACCAACTATATTGGCGATGCAGTAACGTGCCAGGTCACACTTGTAGGAGTAGGGTTTGACCTTGCGGTAAGCATTAATAACATCCTCGCCATAGTGCTCTTCCAGGAATTGTTCAACCTCTTGATTGTTGTAGATCTTGTGAGGTAGATCTGGGAAGCAGCTACGCACGGAATCAGTTGCTTGCTTTAAGAAAAGAGGCAGAGCTGAATCATTATCAGTTAAGTAGATTTGCGTGATCTGCATAATTATCGATAAAGGACGAAAGGAATTTCTTGAATCTTTTGGGAACCAAAGAAGTGCTCTTTATTTAAGAACACTGCTGTAAGCAAACGCTCCATCAAGAAGGCTGGGCCACGCCTATTGTAACCACCTTGAGATGTAAAGTAGTCTTTAGCCTCTTCCCAAATAGGGAGGAGGATGTCAAACACAACATCAAAGTATTGGTTCATGGCATCGTTTGGACCCATCACCTGGAGCGTTTCAAAGAACTTAGGTTGAGACCACATCTCCAAAAGCATCTCCTCAGTCAATGGAATCTTCTTGGCACGTGCCATCTCTAAAGACAACTCCACAGTTTCATCCAGGCCGCCACCATGGCCTTGAGAAAACTGTTGTTGCACTGAAAACGGGAAGGTGACATGGCGTGGGATATACAACGTGTCATCCTCAGCGGTACTAAGGAATCGTTCCTCCCAATTGCGACGGTAATTTACAATACCAAAAAATGGATCTGTACACTCGTTCCAGAGAGTGTACATGCAGCTAAGCTCACCCCAATATGGATTAACGTCTGCATGTGGCCCTTGATCTCCATAAAATGAGATAATGCGGGCATTGGAATCAAACCTCACATGACAATGCTCCAGGCATACGGCATATAAGGTAATATCCTTGGCGGCAAGCTTCACAACGCCATTGGTTACAGATCAATCCGAGTATAAGGGATATCTTGTTGCTTTAGTTCCAGTTCTCGTTGATCTGCTTCAATGGTTTCGACATCCTCAAATACCAGGCCTTCAAAGCAGCCAGTTCGACAATCGTCATCAAAGTCGTAATAGAAGCGTGTAAGGTTGGATCCCATGGTCATTGACGTGAGAGGACTTCAGTAAAGAAGAGGTAGGCATCCATACTAATCACAAGAAACATGGCGCCCAGGATCGAGGCAATCGCGTAATTAAAGTCGTCCACTGCACTCCAGTTCTTTTCATGCTAAATTAGCAGCAATATACAAAACCATCAATGGTTGCTAAAATAAATACACACGATCCTTGGATTAAGGCCAAGGATAAGCAACCAGAAATGATGCGGTCGATTAACCGGACCGCAGCCAGAATTACGCTTAACGGAAAACGTCACTATACAACGCCGTTACCCACTGGCCCTGCACCGTCCGTAACTACTATCATTAGTGAAACAGCTTCCGAAGCAAACAAACGGAAGCTTGAAATGTGGTCAAAAGCAAACCCAGGTGTCAAAGAACAAGCGGCCGAGCGAGGCACTGCCATTCACTATGGTATGGAGCAGTACCTCAAAGGGGACAAAAACCCTGAAATCAAAGAGGAATATGCAGACTTTTGGGCAGGTATGCCAGCAATTCTGGATCAATTCCAGGAAGTCCTTTGGGCCGAGTCCCCTGTTCTGGATAAGTTTGACTTCACTATTGGCGCTGATGATGTTGCTCGTGTATGGGGTTGTGACGGAGAAGGACGTGCTTGGGCTGGTGCCCCTGATATTATTGCCGTCGCTAATAATAAACTTACGCTCGCTGATCTGAAAACCAGCGTCAAACCATATAGCCGCAAGTGGCCCAAAGATTTGGAGAAGGGCTCCCAAGAGTGGCGTGACTTGCTCGGCGGTCATATGAAATTTAAAAAAACATGTAAACAACTGGCTGCATACGACATTGCTATTGAACAAACCTTAGGAATGAAAGTACAGCAGGCGGCAATTCTTGTGTCTACTCCGGTACGTACCCAGGTTTTTAAAATCTCTCGAAGGTTTTTAGATTCCCTTCGGGAAGATTGGTACAAGATTGTTGAGGAGTATTACGCCCAGGTGACCAACTGTAATGTCTATGATCCAGATCTAATTTAGAAATTGCGCATCATACTGGCAAGGCCACCAGCAAAGGTGTCGCGTTGACGTGCACGGTTAGATTGAGCTGCCTGACGCATCTTGGAACCTTCAAGACGGCCAATTAAAGTTTCAAAATCTTGAAGCTCGGCATCAGACATACCACCGCCATATTGTTTGCTAAGGCTTTCATTTACCAATTCAGAACGCGTATCCTCATCAATATCGCTAAGACCTCGAATATCTCCTGTGCGACGCTCACCTTCACTTAAACTAGCCAAGGCATCCTTGTATTTTTTTTGGTTTATAGTGTTTTGTCCCCAGTTTTCAAAATGTACCCGTGCAAGTTGATCAGGACTAAACTCAGAGGCATCCTTTGCTGATGTACCATATTTTTTATTGGCACGATCAACCCACCTTTGTTCCCAACCACTTGTATCTTTACCGTAGCGTTGTGTATAATCCTTTCCTGTATCAATACCTGCCTGACGTGCGTCAGAAATGTAAGTAACAGCGTCAGGCCGTGCTTTTAAGTAAGCAGCAAGATTAAAATTCGTCATTTTTTTGCTCTTTTCGTCTAGTCTAAGACAATGAACCCAGGCACCTGGTACATTGACGGCTTACAACACCAACGGCAAGATGGAGTGCAGGAAGCGTCTCGCATGGCAGATCGCAAGTGAGCGTTCGGTAGTCACCAGGGAAGATGCTGTAGAGCTATACCACAAGATGATGAAAGAATTTGAAGCAATTGATAAAAGGGCTAAATATAAAGAAGCTGAGTCTAGTGAGTCTCAACAAACTTAATACATCCTTGGTGGTCCGCACGGTTTAGCGGCCGTAGGATAAGAAGACACACAACTGAGCCCTCCATGGACATCCACGTGATCTGCGTGGGTGAGTGGATGAATACTCTCCTGAGCCGCATGAACAGTGCGGTGGATGGGGATTGTTTTGTCCTGCCCACCCTTATGCATCTCCATGCCTACAACATCCTAAAGGAAGGCTCATTCCCAGAGAAAGATCTTAAAGTAGAAGTCCTGCAGCAAACGGAAGTATGACAAGCCAAAATCAACAAGCTCTTAAGCCTGGCGAAATTAGGCTTGATCTCATCCCTATTGACTGGCCCCTAACACCACTAGGCGCAAATAAAGATCCTTACGTCCAGGGCTGGCAAAACAAACCATTTAGCGTCAAAGAAATTGAAGAAGAACTTGCAACAGGTGACTGCAAAGCAATTGGCGTACTTGGCGGCCCTGCCTACAACCATCCTTATGGTTTGGTTTGGGTTGATGTTGATGGATCAAGCGTCTACAAACTCATCGAAGAGATCAGTGGTCTCTCCCTACAAGATGCGTTGCCTGCCTCCCTTACCATCTGCAGCGGTAAAGAGGGAAGGGAGCGTCGACTCTACAAACTAAACCGCGATAAACACAAACACTTCATCCGTAACAAATACACCTGGCACGCAAGTGGTAACAAAGAAAAGCTTGAGATCCTGTGGAAAAAACATCAGGGTGTTTTGATGGGTTTACATCCAGAAACTGATGGCTACTACACCAAAGAAGGCCTTGGTTTTGAATGGGTTGATAAGCTGCCTGAATTCCCAGAATGGTTGCTAAATAGCATCATCACCAAAAACGCCAAGCAGGGAAAACCGGCGCAGGAAGTATCACGATTCATCGGTCCCAACTTCGCTGTCCAAACCAAAGTCGATCTCGAACGGGATATCCAAGTAGCTACTGAAGCCATGTGGGGTATGCCTCCAGAGGCGACGGATGACTATGACATCTGGATCATGGTTGGTCAATCGCTTCATAGCTTGGATGAATCGTTGCTGGACCAATGGGATGAATGGTCCAAACAATCCGATAAGTACAAAGATGGTGAGTGCCATAAGCGTTGGTTGTCGTTTAGTAAAGGTGGTGGTCGTGGTATCGGCTCACTCATTCATGTTGCGAAGGAGAATGGCTGGGCTCCTTCCGAGGATCACCGGGCACTTCCTGTTGATGATGCGACACTAACAGCTGTGTCCAAACTTCTTCCTGATCTTGAGCAAGACACTTTAGAGCACATGGAAAAGCTGGCTGAACTTGAAGCTCCTTCAACACGTAACCATCAATCCACTCAAAAGTGGCAGGTGTTGCCTCAAGACAACTCAAAAGAGCCAAAAGATGCACGGGGGCGGAACCAATCATCGAACGTAGTGGCAGACCATGTACTCAGTATGTATATGGGCAACCTGCTGTTTAGTCAACCGCATAATCAATTTTTCTTATACGACCCACGGGCAGGTCTTTGGTCCAAACTCACAAAGATCGAAATGTTTGGCACCATCCGAGAGAAGATGCAGATGTTAACAAAATCCAATACACTGCCGCGTGGCTTTAATCACAGCCTCATGGAAGATGTCTATAAGCAGCTCCAGGCTTTGGTGCCGTTTGATGAGTGGTATGACGGATCGGATTACCTCTTATTCACTAATGGTGTGCTTGAGGTAGCAACCAGGGAGTTGCAACCGTTTAACAAAAAGCTGTTCATGACGCAACAGATGCCATATGAATATGATCCCTACGCCACATGTGAAGACATTATTAAATGGTTGAAGTACACACAACACAACTCTTGGAATCGTACACAAGTGCTTAGGGCATGGCTACGGGCAACACTGCTTGGCACCTATGAGATTCAAAAGTTCCTGGAAATTGTAGGTCCAGGTAAGTCGGGTAAATCTACTTACGCAAACCTAGCAGTTGCATTGGTTGGTAAAAGCAATACTTACTCCACTGACTTCGAAAACATGGAAAAGAACCGTTTTGAAGCAGCGGCATACATGGGTAAAAAACTTCTGCTGTTCCAAGATGCTGATCGTTGGGGTGGTTCCGTGTCACGCCTGAAAGCAATCACTGGTAATGACTGGATTCGCTCTGAGCGCAAGTATCAAGGGGAAACGGCAGATCCATTCCAGTACCACGGGATGGTAATCATTACTGCCAATGAAGCTATCCAGTCCACTGACTACACATCAGGGCTTGCTCGTCGGCGTCTCACGATTCCATTCGACCGTCCATTTACTGGTGGACAAGCAGAACAACGTGAGCTGATCAAATTCGACAACAAAGGTAATCCACAGGGCGAGTTTGCTCCCTTATTGCCAGGGCTTGTGAACTGGCTATTGGATATGAATGAAGATGACATGCGTTCCTATCTGATGGAGACCGCACGTCACGTCGATTTCTTCCAGGTATATGAAAAAGAACAAAGCCTACGTTCTAACCCAGTACTGGACTGGATGAGTCAGCATGTCATCTTTGATCCAGGCGTATGTTCAATTATTGGTAGATGCATCCCAGCTCAAGGCTCCAGTAACTACTATCAACATTGGCAGCAATGGCTCTATCCAAGCTACGTCGAGTTCTGTCGTGGCTGTAACGTAGGCTTCGTAGGACGCAGTCGATTTGAAATGCTGTTCCTCGATATCTGCAAAAACCAGCTCAAGTTAAATGTTTATAGCAAAAAACAATCTAAAGGACTACGCGTGTTTAATACCGCCGTACGTGAAACAAACCCAAATAAATACGAACACTACCCCTCCATTGTAGAAGTGGCTTCTGATCCGGAAAAATACAAAGAGTTATATGGCATGGATATAAGAGCAGACTCAGTATCCTCTAGCGAGCCGTAACTCAAGATCTTCAATCTTTTTATCTTTTTCTGATTTAATCCCAAGGGCGCCAGATAGTGTTCCGCCAAGCCCCATGCCGGTGATAACACCTATTTCATCACCGGCAAAACGACCAACGGCACGCCCAATATGTTCACCTGTGATTTTTCTTGGACCTTGCAAAAGTTTTTCAAAAGCATCTCCAATGTCCATCTCAAGCCCTGGAACTGTTTTGCCTTTTTGTAACATTGCCATTTTTGCAATATTGTTATCCATATTGGCTGCAGCTTGTACATTAATTAAGTTCTCAACTTGATTAAACCCTTGATTCATTAAATCTTGAAGCCCCTCGCCCATTTGCTGTCTTTGTGCGGGCGAAAAATTTTCTAACATTTCAAGACCCGCACGTCCTTGTCCTACTGCGCCAACGGCACTGTGATATTTTTTAAAGGTTTCCGCATCTACTCCATATTTAGCTACAAATCCCTGTGGGTTTTGTAATGCTTCATTGAGAAGCTGTGCCGATGTTTGTTGCTTAAGTTCTTGTTTAATTTGTCCCTTTGCGTAACGCATTGTTTCTGCGCCGCCGCTTGCCAAAGTTTTCTGCCCTGTAAGTCTTCCAATGGAAGCCAATAATCCTGATTGGTTTTTTAGCGCTTGTGGATGTAAACGTTTACCTATTGCTGCACCAATATTTTTACCTAATAGACCAATCCCAACTCCACCTGCGATACCGCCAAGTGTTTGAAGAGCAATCTGAGAAGCGGGCGTGTCTGATCCAATGAGACTAAGGCCCGCAGTACCGCCTGCCATTACTCCTTCAATGCCTTCTTGAAATAAATCATTTTGCTGTAAGCGCATAAACTTACCAGCAAGATTAGCTTGGTTCATATTACTAGTTTTTTTCTAGTCTACATTCCTTTGATTTTCTGTATAGTTAAACGAGAGTGCCTCGCTTTAATGACCAAAAAAACTAAGGTATTGTGGTGTGGTGACATTGTTGCAATGACCGGCTTTGCTCGGGTCACCGAAAATGTCATCACCCGCCTTAAAGATAATTTTGAAATTGTTGTACTCGGCCACAACTGGTGGGGTGACCCATGTGAGCAACAGAAGGATTTCAAAATGTATCCTTCATCTAATCGATTCCAAACCGCACCATTCGGTGAGCAACGCATCCGTGAAATCGTTGAACGTGAGCAACCAGACATTGTGTTCACGATCAATGATATGTGGATTATCAATGAACAGTACCGCCAGATCCAAGACCTACACAAACAGGGCAAGTTTAAATTTGTGGGTTATGCACCCATGGATTCGTATGGATGGATTGGTTGCCTGTCTGATACCGCCAACGATTGGGATGCCATCATATCCTACACGGAATTTGGGGCGCACGAATTTGTGCGGGGTGGTATTACCAAGCCCATTGCCGTCATTCCACATGGTGTGACACAAGGGCAGTTCTACCCCATGGACAAGAAAGAATGCCGTCGCAAGCTGGGTCTCCAAGAAGACTTATTTATTGTCTTTAATGGAAACAGAAATCAGTTCCGTAAACGGATTGACATTACGATCCGGGGTTTTGCCAAGTTTGCGGTTGACAAGCCAGAAGCACGCCTGTACCTGCACATGGGTCTAAAAGATCAGGGCTGGGATGTGATGAGCGTATTTGCCAGGGAGATGTCTCGTGTTGGTCTTGATCCCAACGGACGCATCATCATGACGACACAGACGGAAGGGCCGCCGAACGTGTCGGTGGACATGCTCAACACCATTTATAACGCTTGTGATGTTGGTGTCAACACTTGCAAAGGTGAAGGCTGGGGGCTTGTCAACTTTGAACAAGCTTCTTGTGCTGTGGCCCAGGTGGTACCTGACCATACGTCTTGCAAAGAGATCTTTGAGGGTTATGGCGAGCTGATCCGTTGCGACCACGTTGATGTAGATACCAACTATGCAAGGGAGATGCCCTGCCCGTCAGCAGATCACCTTGCTGAAATTCTGGAGAATCTGTACCAGGACCGTACGTATCTGCAGCATGTGGGCGAACGCTGCTGGGATCGCGTAACGGATCCTCAATTCTCATGGGACACAGTTGCGTCTCAATTTGGTGGCATCTTTGAAGATGTCATGAAGGAGGTTGAGCATTCAGTCCCAGCTGAGATCAGTGAGAAACCACGTAAGAAGGGGAAGAAAAACCAAAGTCTTCGCAAGAAGCAAGAGCCAGCACTAACGTAAGTGCCGCTCAGGGTGACTAGGCCTCCACTTCGGTGGGGGCTTTTTTATTGGTAATAAAAGAGTGTGAGCTGTTAAACAGCACATTTAGGGCGTCTACCTGCTTATTTACCGTCTAAACGAGGGGGTCTACGTCCTTATATACCATAGGAAAGCCAAGGCTCACTTTTGAAAAAGTGAAACAAGTACTGAGAATTGTTCTCAATAACACATGAGACTAATTTGGGATAAACGAGAATTTTGTTTCACTTTTGAAAAAGTGAGCCTTGACTCATATAAAAAATATAAAAGGGTAGACTCCCTCGTTTCCCCCTTAAACAGGCGCGTATACACCCATTACACCGCTTTAAACCTTGCTAGACTACCTTAGTAATGTAAGTCCTGGTCCCAATGCCCCGTTCTTACCGAGAGCTCCCTTCGTACTGTTGGTTGGCAGAAAACTTGGATTTGACCGATCAATACCCAAGTGCTTTGGTATGGAAGACTGCGGGCCGCAACCATGAGCCCGGTGATATGGCTGGGGTGCTGCGTACAGATGGCCGTTTTTACACCATCTCATTACTGGGAATCAAATATCCAGCTCATCGGGTCGTGTACTACTTACGTACTGGCGAGGATCCGGGTGATGCTGATGTCCTTCACGACAAACGCAACAGGGAACGTGACAACCGCCTGGAACTGACCCTGTATCGACGTAGGACGCGTCCAGCACCTAAGTACAAGCGTCGTGTCCGTAACGAAGAAGGTCAGCTTGTGCACCGTGACCCGGACATGATTTACACCTTCGTGCAACGCAACCGAAACCTAGAGGCCTGATCAATGGCAAACTCCCTTACCAATGCATCCAAACTGCTTCAGCTTGCAAAAACTTTTACCTTAATTCCAGTCATTGATGGCATCCATAAAATGTCTGATGAAAACCTCAGGACGCATGGTTACTATCGTGGCTTCTACTGCCAGTACGGCCATCGCATCCGGCATCTAAAAGACCACTGGTGTTATGAGTGCGTCCGTAAGATCCAAAGCAACAATTGTGGTTTTGACGTCAACTACCTCAATAAAAACTACAAGTCAAGACTGCTGGAGCTTTGGAAACAAATCCCTGTTGGCAACTGGGATGAGTGCTGGGAGGTGCCATGGCTCGGCAATAAACGCATGCGTTTTCCCTCTTATGTCACAGGGTTTGATGCCAAGTACAACAGCAATGTCAGTGTCCACAAAATTATCTACCAATGCGCCTGGGGGGACGTTGGTAAGTTATTTGTCACACGCACGTGTAAAAATAAAAACTGTCTTAACCCTCTCCACTTAGTCTCAAGTTGGAATCGAATGTTTCCGCCGCAGACCATCTATCCGTTTGAGCCAGAGTTCGATCCTGTTAAGGCAATGGAACAGGCACAACGTTTTCTTGCGGGAACCCCTGAACCACTCGTCGAGCGGCAGTACAAAAGCACTATTCAACATCCGCTGGTAAATAAAAACACCCCGGATTATGATGAAGAACAGGAGTTGTATTACAGTTCATATGCCCAGGAACTCAGTAACTCAGCCACAAAGAACTCAGAATAATCCTTTAGTCATCGGCACGTTCAACCAAACTGCTCTGCGGTACCTCCATGGAACCTTGGGTGCACAGTGGAAACCTATTGGTCGTGCCGATACAAGCCAAACATCTAACGGTGGTATTGGCGGAGGCACTTTTAATCACTGGTTCCAGGTAAATCTGGCGTCTCCTGGTTGGATTATTCTTACGAAAGGTCCGCCGCGTCCACAGTACATTCAAGTATCTGCATATGACCTAAACAAAATTCCTATCCAGGGAAATCCTGTATTTGATGCAGATTCTATCCATATCGATTCCAATGGAGACGTGTACATTCCGTATTTAGATACGGTAATGAATACACAATCTGATCTATACAATACCTACGAACGTTTACGTCTTGATCGTGGTGATGATAGGTATTATCCCCTGGCGGCAGGAAGTTATCTCATCTGTGTTTCATCGACTCGCAACGAGACCCTAGAGTACAACCTAGGTGTTGTCATCGAGTTTCCAGTAAACGAGGCTTTTTTCGAGCTAGAAGATACCAATGGTTCTGTCTGTTTACAGGAAACTGAAGTTGATGCGGCAGAGATCGTTGGTCCAATTCTTGTTGATGTCGTCATCAGCGCCAATGCTTTTTCAGAAACAAGCTGTGAGATTGGATCTGGTGTGACCGTTACCATTAATGACGGCATCACTTGGTACATTGGAGAAAGAATCCCTGCTTCCACGTATGATAATTTTAAGATTATTCTTGAAGTAGGTGACGATGCGTATTACGACACAATCCATGATCATTCTTTATCCGAATGGCAGAATGCATGGAGTAGAGAACATCAAGAAACCGACCGTTTCCCCGATATCTTCGTTCCGTTAGTCAACAGGCCATGATCAACATTCTTAAAAATCTTTTCAAGAAGCAAAAACCCAAGCGTTTTTACTTAAGCCCTTCTGCTGCATGGCTTTTGTACTGCACAAATAATCCGTCAGCACCTGAGTGTTTAATCTACGATGTGTAGTGAACGTACAATAAAAGAAATAGGAGATAACCATGGACTTTAACAAGTACATCGAATTAGCACTTGCCATTCACGCCGTAGCCTCAATCATTGTTTCAATCACGCCCACGCCCCATGATGACAAGCTGGTCGGCAAGCTGTACAAGCTCATTGAAACCCTTGCATTAGTTGTGGGTCGTGCCAAGGAGCGCTGATTAGTTATCTAAAGCTTGAAACCAGAACACGCAGCCGCCCTGTTCTTCAACCCAATCTTTAGTTTCATATGCGTGCTCTTTAGGTAAAGTCACGCATTTTTTATCGTTGCCAATTTGCCAGCAGATGTTAACGCGAATCTGCGGCTCCTTGTATTTTTTCACTTCAGTAGTCCCAACGCAGGAACGGCTTCCCTTCTCGCATTCCGACATGCACGAATCCCTTGGGCGCACCGTATCCTAGGCTAAATTTCCATTGTTTATCACACCAATCCTGCACGGCATAGATGTCTGCCCCTTGAATATAAAAATCAATCGCACCTTTAGATGGTGTGTTGTAAGTATGTTCACTGTTTTTAGCGCCACCGACTCCGGAATTGATGGGTTCTGGACGTGAACCGCTAGTGATAATTAACGGCTTGTTCTCAAATTGTTTACGGACTTTTTCCAAAAATAAGCATAATTCTTTTGCTGTATCGCATTGATACTGTTTAGTAAATCGACGACCTTCTTGATTTAAACAAATCTCACCGTAGGTGATATTAGGTGTGATTTTGTATGTGAATGGACTCCAGGGGTTGAAGTTATTGTTGTGTGGGTTGGAATCTTCTTTCTCTCCAATATTTTGGAGCTGACGATCCATGATCTGAATTAATTTTGTCGCATAGTCAGGATCTGTGGCGTAGGACTCCTTGACCAAAAGTCGAGCGCATTCGTTCCTACTTTCTGCCCGATTAACACCTTGGAAACGACCAAAGTCTTTATACCAGCGATCAACAAGGTAACAAACACAGGTTTGTAAATCAGGAAAATCAAGGAATCCAGCCTTGATTGTGACCCATTGACCGTTGATGAATTCTTGGGTGCTGACTGTAGAGCCAGATCCCTTAAGTCCAAAGTAATTGTTTTTACCAGATGTGTGTTGACCCCAGCCTGATTCCAGCGCCCACTGTGCAGCAACACATTCAGGCCATTTAGCTCCAGCTGTTTTAGCTGCAGCAAGAACACCGTCCCAAGTGTTATCTACAATTGGAGTAGGCTTTGGTTTGTTTCGATATTTCTCAGCAAAAAGCTCTAAGACATCAGCAGTGAGCTGGTCCTGAAGCCATTCCAACGCATCAATTTGATGCTGTTCTTCATTAAAAAACCTTGCGGCGTCTGTGAGTTTGATTGACATATCGACCTAGAGCAATATAAATACTCTAGATCAGGTCAACAAATCAAGCAGGTACGGCTTCTTTCACTTTAGTTTCTTCCACGGCCTCTTCCTCTGGCGCAAACTCAAGAGTATCGATCAGTTGACCGATAAGGCTAGCAAAAAAAGCAATCAGGTTACCGTCACCAGTGGTACGTGCAGAACCAAAGGAATTGATAGCAGAAACAAGCTGGCTTTAGTACAGACCATATCAAACAATTGTTTTCACAAAGTATAGCAAAATTCACCAAGGAACTCCAGCTGCGGAAGTTGGGTTTAATTCTTGCTGGATTTGCTTTGCAAGTGCTGCTTCAATAGATGCAACTTGCTCATCGCCAAGGGCAGCTTTTACCCAGCCAATAACCTGGTCTTGGGTAAGCTGATCGAAAGGTGTGTAGTTACCAGGGTCTGGATCACCGAACCCTACAGAGCCGTAAGCACCGGCAGATTCCCCTTGATCTTCAAGGTTTACAGTCCAATGCGCAGTGTAAACCTGTCCATCAGGCGGTGTATCACCATCGGGAAGTTTACGTTCCAGGTTTGCAATAGACCAAGTAGCGGTAGCCATAACAAAATGTTTTTTCTCATTCTATCAAGTAAGTTTTTCCTAAACCCAGTAGTGTAGCAGTTTTTTCGTCCAAACGGTCTCGCAAGCACGTACAATAAAAAGGAGCGGTTGCACCCCGCTCCTCTTAAAACACCTTATGGATAGCTTAACACCTTCGGACACTCTTGTCGTCCGCACATGGAATGACACGCCCATCAGTCGTCGTACCAGGGATGGGTACGTCAATGCGACTGCAATGTGCAAAGCCAATGGCAAACGGTGGTCTGATTATCGAGAGTCAGAGCGGTGCCAGCGTTATTTGGATGCGCTTTCTGAACTAACGGGGATTCCGGTAGTTTCTTTGTACCAGTCAATCGAAGGCCGTAACGGTGGCACTTTTATCCATCCACAAGTAGCGATTGACCTTGCCCGCTGGATCAGCGCACCGTTTGCCGTGTGGATGGACGGATGGTTCCTTGAGCAATCCGAAAGCACACAACCTAAAGCGCCTGTATCGCAACCAGTAATCTCTGGTACAGATGTATTAAACCTTCTCAAAGAGTCGGTTGGCTTCTTAAAAGAACTTGAGTCTTTTGATGATCGCGATCGCATCTTGTTTGCTGATTTAGCAAGGAATAACGCAATGCGCGTTAATTCTGATTTTCTTTTGCCGCCAGGGGATGAAGAAATTACAATCAGCGATGCATACCTGGAGCTGTTTCAAAAACGGTTACCACGCAAAGAATCTTCACACGTTGGTAAATTGGTTGCCAGTAAATATCGTGAAGAATTTAAACAAGAGCCTCCAACACGTATTCAATACGTAGATGGTGCGCCACGAAAAGTAAAAAGCTATCAAAAAAATTGGTTAATGTCAGCCCTTCAATCACTAATCAAATAAAAGAAAGCCCCTAAAGCAGGGGCTTTTTTCTTAAGGTGACTAGAGAAGGAACCTTCCTTGGTTACCAAGTAGACAGCGCAGAGCGCTTCCAAGTGTTGGTAGCGGTGCAAACGTAGACGTAATTGGCGTCCCAGCAGATCTCGCCAGTGGTTCCAGTGTCTGTCGCGGATGCAGGAGTTTTTGCAGTTGCGATCCTAATACGATTGTCATTCACTTGAAGCAATGCGCCGCCACTATTGCTACCTGTGCCTATCAATACTCGCCCAGACGTGTCAATTCTTACTTTCTCCGTACTATTTGTCCCAATAAACAGCGGGGCATTGGTAAGTGTGGATAAAAAGCCATAATTATTACCAGCAGCTATGTTGATTTGCGTATTTGTCCCACCACCTCCTCCAAGGTATTCTCCAAGAAATCCGCCAGTACTCGCTCCCGAGCCTGTGTCATTCGTTCGACTCCTAATCTGTTGTGAGCCAGTTTTTTGGCAATCAAGAAGATAATCAGGGCTCGTAGTGCCGACCCCTACTCTGTTATTGTCAGCATCAACGTAGAGCGTATTCGTGTCTACAGCCACATTGCCATTGGCGTCGATTGAGAGACGCCCAACGCCATTAGTCGAGATCGCTACTTGGTCTGTGCCGGGTGAATAAATGCCGTTATCTGTGGTGCCAACAGAAACAGATGGCGCGGCTGCAGAGCCAGAACCAAAATTACCAACCGATCCGGTAATTGTTGTGCCGGAAAGAGTTGCAAAGTTTGCGGTGGTACCAGTGACAGTTGTTCCGGTTACTGTCGTGAACCCCGCAGAACCGCCAGTGACAGTTGTGAAGACACCTGCATTACCTGTCACGGTTGCACCAGAGACCGTACTCGTGCCAATAATTGCGGCGCCTTGAATCGTACCAGTGGCAGTAATATTTCCAGAAATTGATTGAACAATACCAGAAACACTAATGGTTTGATCAGCACCACCGTTAGTAAAGGTAATTTGATCGACCTTGACAATGCCGTAAGCCATGTTTTTTGTTACTTTTTTTTATTTTAGCCGGAGTGATTAAGGCAAGATTACAAGCGGTCCTTGAATTACAAAACCCGCTGTACTACCGGAAACAACACCAGAGCAAACAATAGCGGGGGTTGCGCCAGATGGTGTGGTGATGTGCAAAATGCTCCCGGTCACATCTGTAAACAGACCAGTATTTCCGGTAACAGTTGCACCACTTAAGTAACTGGTAAATACACCAGATACGCCAGAGATGGCTCCCCCCTGGAACGTATCACCAGTAACGGTGGCGCCAGAGATTCGATCCGTGAATGTACCACTGACAGCGGTAAGGTTTGTAAATTGTGCGGTATTTCCGGTAATTACTGCACCACTGACGGTACCACTGGTTGTTAAATTATTTTGTACAACAACACCACTAAAGGTTGCCAGGCTAGTTCCAGTGATGCTTGTAAAGTTACTGGTGCCTGTAACTGTGAGATTACCTGCAATTGTTACGTTGCCTGTAATCGTTTCGCCTGTAATGTTGGCGTAATACTGATCTAAATATGCCCTAAACTGCGTAAAGGTAATTTTTTTGTTGCGCAGGGTAGGGTCCACCTCAAAAACGTGGACCAGCGTCAGTAGATCCTGTTCATCAATATCCGTGCCGTTAATGGCAGGGAATTCTGAAATACGTCTGTTAGCGATGACCCTAACCCTTTATTTCTACCTTGTTGTTATTCTAGCTTTCCTTAGCGCATCCTAATCTCGACACGCGGCAAGAAATTTGTTACCATGTTCCAAGACCATTGAACTCCTGTAACAATTCCGCAGGAAAGCAGTAGTACAAGCAACACTTCGGCAACGGTCAAATTACGTCGCACATAAATAACTTGTGGTTGCGGCTGAGGGATTTGCTGTTGTTGCGCAACGGCTTGTTGGATTGCTACTTGCCTGGCACGTGCTTTCAACTCAGCCAACTGCTCGGGTGTGATCTGACCTTCTAAGGAAATCTGCTGGGGCGGCTGCTGAGCTACAGGAGCCTGGCTCGGCGGGATTTGTTCTTCCATGGTCACAAAAGTTTTGCTTACAGATTAGCATCTAAACAAACGGTGTGACGTTATGCAGTACGGATTACGTAAAAGTCTTGAAGACATTGCGTATGAGCTAAGAGGAATCAAGAATATCCTTAGCTCTATGTGGCACAGCCGCTACAAAAATGGTGATACAGACCTGACGAACCCTGAGTCTCTTGCTGATGAGTACATCTCAACAGAAGAATGCGGAAGGCGTTTAGGTGTCTCAGATCAAACCATCCGCAATTGGATGGCAATTGGCAGGAAAGATCCTGAAAAAGGCTGGGTAGAAGGTATTCACTATGTCAACGTCTCTCCAGATGTCAACCGCAAGGCTGTTATCCGCATCCCCTGGACGCGACTAATCCATTCCTTTGCACGCAATACGGACATTGAAATCAAAAATATCCGCAGCCGCTATGACTTATATAAGACGCAAAAGGAAATTTTGGAATAATGGCTCATCGCTTCCAGGGAATTGATATTAGTTCAGTAACGATTGAGAACTATGATGAGCTGTTGCCAGAATCATTGGCGAACCAGGTGTTTGACTTCTTACCGCCAAGTGGTTCTTTCGATGACGGGTGCCTGCGCCGCTATCTAGAAAATTTAAAAAACTATGAAGAAGAAGACACCAACTCTGGCATGACGCTGGCCAATAGATTACGTCTTGCTTTCCGTAACCTGGAACCAGATACGATCTGTGGCAAGTTTCCATCAGCAGAGTTGCCTCTTAAGCGGCGGTTGCGATGTGTAGCCGAATATCTAATTCGGTCTGGAGAATTTGATAAAGTACGAGATGAAGATGGCAAACTCATCAAGAAACGCGGCGTACTTGGCAAGTTGGTAGTCATGTACAAACCAACGCCAAAGCTGCTGGAATCTTTACACCGCCAAGGATTGCTTAAGAATGAATCGACGTGAAAAACTGATTGCTTCTGTGATTGGTCCAGAGATGGACGAAACGAAAGCAAAGATGCTTGATGCCACCATAAAGTTAATTCTTGGTGACATGGGTGAGCAGTACTGCAAGATGTGGGAGGTTGAAGGCCCAGGTGTCATGGTGTTCCAGCCCAAAAACAAAGAGAGGTCAATGTTCTTTTGGACACTAAAAGAAATCCATACTGCACAAGAAGATTGTGAACGTAATAATGACGGAGATTTAGCGGAAACATTCCGTCGTATTCTCCAGGCTGCACAAAAAATTGATCCAACGGAAAAGGCAGGTTACATCATCAACGATGATGATGGAATCCGTTTCATAGAAATTGATTACAACAAGGAGGCGGCATGACGGAAGACCTTGAAAACAAAGTAGATAATCGCGTCATTCGTGGCAATTCATCTCGTATTGAAGGCAGGGAGTATATCACTAATCAAGACCTTGTGCTAGCAGCTAATGAGCTATTGGGTGGCATCGATCTTGATGTGGCTAGCTCAAAGGTTGCTAATGAGTACGTCCAAGCGAATGAGTTTTACAGCCCACAGGATGATGGGTTGAATTGCCAACAGTGGTACGGAAGCTGCTACTTGTTCCCACCATCGGGTGCGTACTACTGGGATAAAGAGAGCCAACGGTGGAAGATGACAAGGGCATCGTCACCAAGTTTGACATCGTCTCATGCCGTATGGTTTAGACGGATGTACCATGCGTGGCTAGCAAATGAAATTAAGCAGGGGCTGTATTTCAGCAACTGTCCTGACATGATTCGTTATGAGCCTAAGATCTTTAAGTTCCCAATGTGCATTCTTAAAACTGTCCCCACACTGTTAAGTCACGAGGGCGGTGAGATTAAGAAAAAACAAACGTGCACTTCTTTTGTTGTCTACTTTCCACCCCAGGATTCTGCTGGAGATGCTGTGGAGCATTTTCAAAAAATCTATGAAGAACGTGGGCATCTTCTCTTGTAATCTCGGTATACTAAAGGACGATTAAGAGGATTTATGAGCGTCCTGGCCGATTGGGAGATCAAGCAACTTGCGGAAGAAGAAGAGATGATTTCACCTTTTGTTGATCACCTGGTCAACAAAGAAAATGATCGCAAACTTCTTAGTTATGGCCTTAGCTCATACGGTTATGATATCCGGCTGTCTCCCAAGCAATGCTTAATTTTTGGTAAGGTGCAAGCTGGGGATTGTGATCCAAAAGACTTTGATCCTGCCATTCTCAAGCCCGCTGATCTCTTGGAGGACGAACGTGGTCAGTACTTCCTGCTTCCTCCGTACGGCTATTGTCTCGGTGTTGCGCAAGAGCGTCTAAAGCTCCCTCGGGATGTCACTGTCGTCGCCGTAGGCAAATCTACTTATGCGCGTTCTGGCATCCTTGTGAACATCACGCCTGCTGAAAGTGGCTGGGAAGGCTACCTAACGCTAGAGATTAGCAATTGCACTGCGCTCTTCAATCGTATCTATGCGAATGAGGGGATTACGCAACTACTGTTCTATCGTGGTAACCCTTGCCATACCACGTACCAAGATCGAAAGGGTAAATACCAAGACCAACCAAACAACGTGGTATTCTCCCAGGTTTAACCAAACGGTTTGCCGGCCTGTAAGGTGGGTTTGCGAGCGTAACCAACAGATCCCGCACGCCCACCTGAATCACCAGACGTAGCACTGGTCGGTTCACGGACTAAGTTGCGTTTTTTGTATTCGCCAGCGGATCTAGCTGCACGCATAAATTTGGCAACACGATTTTGATCCCTGTTTACAGATTCGGCCGCTCCACGGGAGTCTTCTGACAGACGACGCATGTCTGTGTCGTACGCCTGTTCCGGGTTGAGATCTGATACCTCAGCTCCAGAGGTACCAGAGTCAACACCTGGATCGTAAGTAGGTCTAAATCTGTTAGCCATAATAGAATTATAGGAACAGTAAATCGATTAAACCCGTGATGCATTCCGCTGCCGGATTTTTAGATTCGTTCGTGCAGGATGAATTAAAGTGCCGTTGTCTTAGTGAAGAAGATTTCGGTCAACCTCTCGCCAATGAGGAAAATGACGTACCATTGTATGACATGTACAATCGTGGTTTAGTCGCATGCGAGCAGGGACTAGAAAGGAATCCATTGAATCTCGAGGGGGCACGGCCCGGAACGACTGGTTTAATCCCATCGATGGAGGAGGGCTTAGCAATGGGAGCCTCTCCGAAACCGAAAGCACTGGTCCTGGAGCTGGAGGAACCGGACGAGGAAGAACTGATGCTTTCAGCAAAGCGGAGGGGCTTGAGCCGGTAAGTACTGTTGTTGACGCAATGGAGTGCCCTGGTGGCGTATGCCCTGTTCCCTGGGCCACCAAAGAAGAGCCTCCGGTGATCCAGGAAGATGTCGTCAATCATCCGTCTCATTACACTGACGGCGGAATTGAATGCATCGAAGCCATCGAAGCGCAGCTGACCGTAGAAGAGTACCGAGGCTATCTAAAGGGTAATGTCGCCAAGTACGGGTGGCGTGAGCGCCATAAAGGCGGGACAGAATCACTGAAGAAGGCAAGGTGGTACCTGGATCGTCTTATTCAACTGGATGAAACGCTTCAGAACGGCTGAAGGTCATCGTCATCGTCCCCGTCGTCGTCATAACCACAGGCGGCGGCGAGTTCGGCCAGTTCCAAATCCGTTGGATAGTCCCAATCCACTTCAATGTTTTCGGACGCCATGATTGCTTTGATTGCCTCCCATTCCATCATGCGTTGATGGAACAGATTAAGCAAAGCAAAACGGAGTTGTTCCCAGGTCATTTCCTCTGACTGCAGCTCTGCTTTACGCATTGCGAATTGCAGTTCAAGAGGCAGTTCAAATTCCTGTGGCTCTACAGAACGCTCCATTCCACTTTGCATTTGCTCGTTGCAGCTATTCTAATCGTAGCGTTCAAATTCACTATCGACGTCATCCAGCTCAAAATCTGGGAAGGGATCGTCGTCAATCCTGAAGTTATTGGCAAATTCTGAAAGTATGTAAGGACTAACGCGTTCTTCCAGGGTACGGATAGCACGTACCTCGTGGGGAGCAGCGGTGTAGTTGCGGAATGCAGTGAGAAGGATTTCTGTCGAGGCCCAGGGGTTGGCATCCACTTCTTGGAGGAACAGGTTCATTTCTTCCCTGCGGCGGTCCAGAAGGCCACCAATGACTTTGTGATCTTCGTTAAAGATCCACCTGCCAATTTCATCAGTGGCACCCGAGAAGTTTTCCACTTCTAAGCAGTCGATAATACGACTGTAAAGAAAGGGTTCCCACCCGATGGAATGAATAAAGGATACCAAGGCTTGACGCATGTGGTCATCAAGGCCGAGGTTGAGTTTTAACAGTTGCGCTTCGATGATATTGACTTCATGAAATAAGTATTCCAGTGCTTTTTCTTGGCTGCAATACTGGCCTTGTCTGACGGGAGAACCATCGGGATAAAACTGAGTTCCAAACCCGATGGTGTATGGTTCTCCACCTGAGCACGGATCTGGATATGCCTTTTCGCTAAACCCTTCGTATTTACGAATGAGGTTAATTGCGTGCGAAAGATCCGACATAGGAGTAACTATTATTACTCCCAATCATACATACTTTTTATTTGCCTTGACCACGACTTAACTTACGTCCGTGGTTAGGACGTGAGTGTTTGCCGTCTCCTTGATTTGTCTTCTTAGGCTTGGACTCAATTTGGAGTGCGGTGGACTTTGGTTTTGCCATTGCCAGTGGAGTAAGACAAGGTTATCTTAGTCGATAGAACCCGTTCGTGCAGCCTGCATAATTGCCGCCTTTACTTCAGGAGAGTAGTTTGACGACGCAACATCTGCGGTTGAAAAAGGGTATTGAAAATCTAAGAGTGCACTTCTAAGCCCAGGATCAGAAACCTCTGTGGCCAAACGCTGCATTGTATTTTGATCTGGAAATACATTTGGTGTATAGCCAGTTGCATACTTGCCTGCTAATTTCATAATTTTACCACTTTACGCGATGGCTCCAGTATCGAGCTGACATCTTATCGGGATTTGGATCTTGTGCGTTATGCCGAGCGTAGTAGGATTTCTTCCGTGCTTTATCCTTGGCTGATGTTGGGTTTTTGCCAGCGCCCTTCACGCCTTGTTGGCCAAAGCGAATGATCTTTTCTTCACCTCCCTCGCAAGCCTTGACGACGTGGCTTTTGGTCGGATGGCCAGGTGTCTTGCGGGGTTTGTTACACTCCATCGAATCTTTATGTATTTTGGCAGCCTTAGCTGCTTTCTTGCGTTTATCAGACATCAGATAGAGCCAAGCAACGATCCAAAGCTACTTCCTGTACCCATATTAAAATAGGAAGGCGCACCTTCATCTTCTTCATCTTCAAAATACTTAAAGTAAGTAGAACGCTTGGGTGTATAAGTCTCTGCTTTGCTTGTGTCGTCTGTATCAAGCATTGAACCCAGTGACCCAATGGCTGCAAAAGGATCTGACATATCTGGCATACTAAAGCCCAAGAGGCTCATAGCACCTTCTTTTGTGGAAGCTTTTCCAACATCAGCTGCACTTAAACTCTTATCTTCTTCTGTTGCATCAGGAAAAAACTCTGTATAGAATTCTGATTCCGTTCCGCCATAACCAGCTTTCTTAAAGACGTTAAACAGTGCGCTTCCGCCAGCGGGCGGTGTAATTTCCTCGTCTGTATCACGCTGGATATATCCGTACCCAAGTTCTTTCTGTGTTGGTTTAATGCGTTGTTCATTGAGCTGACGGATACGTTCTCGCATCTCAGCCGCCGGATCAGTGCTCAAAATTTGAGTCAAGGCTTCTTTGATCTGATCAACTGGATTATCCTTGGTACTCATGCCAAGTCCTTTAAGTCTATCTTGAAGCTCAGGAGATAAACCAGCAACATTCATCTTGTCAACAAGCTCTGCTGCCTTGGATTCAGCAGATACAAACTCAGCAAAAATTGGGTTGCCAAAGGACGCCTTCTCACTTTCCAATGCTTTGGCTAGATCATTCTGAATAAAATCAGCTAAGTCTTGTCGTGTATAGGTGTCTGCAACAGGGTCATATCCTTTGTTTTTCCCAAGAACTTGATAGTGCAGCCGAGCAAAATCATCCTTATTGTTTAAATCAACTCCATATTCATATGCTAATTGGTTCCATGTTTTACCATCGGTTACTGCTTGGTCTGATTCGCGTGCATCCCAAGCTGATTGCACATTTTCCTTCTGTTGTTGGTAAAGGCTTTGCTTGGAAGTTACATCTGTACCAGAAATTAGTTCGGGGTTCCAATAAAATTTAGGATCAAACTCTTTCGTTGTGGATGCTGTACGTAAGCCATCGATATACGTCTGTGCTTGTTTATTGGCAAAGTCTTTTAAAGCACTAGAAACCAACTGTGTCTGAAGAACGTTTTGCTCATCTTCTTTTACATCCATATAACTGATGAATTCAGTAATTGACTTAGATGTGTCAAAGCGAGGCTTCAAGTAATCATTGACAAAATCATTAACAAATTTTTGTTCAAGTGCATATGTTTTTTGCGCATCTTCCGGATCCGCAATTTCACTCATGTTTTTGTATCGTTCTGCCAGGGTTTCATCAAACCACTTCTGCCAGTTATAAGAGACAGAAGAGCCCATACCAAGACTCTTGTCAAGGCTTTCGGAGAGTCCTTTACCAAATTTGGAGTCTTTACTTAGGCTAAGGAAACCACCACCGCCAAGATCACCAAGGATTGCATTCTTGATATCGGACTTAAAGTCAGTGACATTAGGCATCCCCATCCCCTGGAGGATGTCTGCCATCTGCTCTTGTTTAATTGCACGTTTATATTCGTCTAGTGTTTGTTTTAAAACATCAGTCGTTAAAGCGCCAAACGCCCGCTCACCTTGCTTGTCAACAAAATCTTGTGTGGCCAACTCGGCCAATGACTCAGGCTTGTCTGCCGTTTTACCTAAAATTGTTTCTCTTAAAATTTGTTGTTCTTGATTTGTCGGAGCTCTCAGCGTTTCTGTGTACGTATCAAATTCTCTTTTAGTACCAGGTAGTCCACTTGGCGCGCCAACAAAAGTATAGTCTGAGTGAAGATAATCGTCTAATGTTGTGTACGTACGCGTAATATCTACGTCAGGAATTTTTTTGCCGCCGAAAGAAACACTTTTTGATGCGTCCTTCCAGCTTTGTACTTTATCTGGCACCAGACCAGAATAAAATTTTGAGTCAAACTTGGTGATATCAGAGCCTTGCTTGCTTGAATCCCAAGGTTTGATTCCGGCTGCTTTCACATAAAAATCTTCAATCTCTTTAATTGTTTGGTCATCAACGTAATCTTTGTAGTAATAATTACCTTTGGACAACTGCTCATCCAAGGCTTTCATTAAAGACTTGTAATCTGTTACGCCAGTAGAAACACCATTAAGCCTATTGGCAATCTCTTTGGCAATATAATTTTGTGTTGAGTTACCTTGTTCCTCGATGGGAACAAGATTTCCATTCTGCACTTCAAATCGAATCATGACGCTTCTTTGTCCCTGTAGAGTTCAATTACGTTAAAACTGCCGGGCTCCATCCAAGCTTTTATTCTATCTAGGTTTTCTTGACTAAAGAAACTTTGTTTTAAGTACCAGGCTTCCATTTCACTGGAGCCTTTATTTGCATTGCATCTCTTACATGCGGGAATGAGGTTATGCCGATTAGAGCAGCCAGATTTAAACCGTGGAATAATATGATCAAGGCTTGTTGCCTTTTCACCGCAATAACCACATTGATAATCCCAGGTTTGGTATATGCTTTCTCTGAATCGTTTTTTAGCAAGTTTTGGTGTTAATTCAACTAGCAGGGCAAGGGGCTCGTGCTGGCTGCAAAACATGCTTTTCAATTGCCGTTAACTCATTCTAAATTCTCCAAACAGTTGCTGGACAAACCAAAGAGATAAAGAAATGCTGACAAATCTTGACATACGATTTGTTTTGTGTACTGTGTATAAGTAGCTACTGCCAGCTTCATGGCCAAACACCCCGGTTGGGTATCTGCCCAAAAACTCGAAGAACTCTTGGGCATTGACAAGAAGACACTCTTTAAGTACCGCGACGACGGTACGCTAAAGCTTGGCCCCCATTATGCCGCATTCCCTGAGACGCGTTCCAGGGATAGCTATCGATGGAATGTAACAGCAGTACGGAAAGCACTGACAAAACAAGGTATGATGCCTGTGGCCGCCTGAGAACCGGTCACTATGGACGAGGGGAGCAGTCCTTGCGCAAGGGCTGCTTTTTTATGGGCTATAGGGGATGCCGTTTTTATCAAACATCGTAAAGTTTTGAATCTCAATGCGGTCTGTAGCAAAGTTGAACAGACGTTGAAGCATTGGAAAAATCATTGGCGATTGGCAATTGTAAGGAGGTACATCCATCTTTGCGAGCGCATTTTTTGTCTGTCTAAACTCACGTAAACTCTCTTGTTCTTTTTCGGATTTTGCAACCAAGGCCTGTTCCCAAGCTGCCATGCTTCCTATGCCAACCGGAAAATCGGATGGCTCAGGAGGAAAAACATTGTCTCTAAATTTCAAGGCATAGATATGTTTGCAGTAACGCAGTTCATCCAGCAGAGGCGTCCAACTATCGTCGACAGCCGTAATAGTAATCTGCTCAACCGAGTCCTTGTCCGTGGTCTGTGTAACAGATGTGTAATCATTGTATGTTGGCATGCCTTCTGAACGAGAGCCTGCGACTGCAATATCAGACGTACCCCTGGTATACGTCGAGCCAAACTCTCGATAAACCCCAGGGTTGTCTCTTGCTACGTTAAAGCCAGTTGCGGCTGAATCTGTAACCTCATAGTCAAGACCAAAACCATCAGGAGAGATAACCTCAAGGGATCTGTTTTGATCCCTAGGTGTCATTGCCCGATTGTCAAGGATCCCATCACGTTTTGTTAGCTCAAACCTACCTGGTTTTATATTTGCCAATCCTGTACGAGGAAACTGCTTGTTATTGCTGGCCGTCATTCCCGATAAGAAGGAATAATCCCGGCGCGTAAAATCTTGGCAAGTACAACAGTACCTAGATCCAGTGATCAAATACCTTCCAGGCGTAAAACTAACAGGAGAAGGGGTGACGAAAACGGAGTCGGGAGTGACCTGCACTGAACCTGCCTTCTTAAAAGTCAGCACTCCTGTGTTTTGATCTATGGCCACTACAACCGCCTGAACGTAGCCATATCTTTTTTGAGTTTCCGGATTAATAGTGTCTTTATCAATAATCTCGCCATCAACAGTAATTATTCGATCTTCAAAAATTTCCGTATTAGCTGGTTTGGTTCCGTTTGGCTGTCCTGAAACTGAAATAAAAAAAGGCGGAGGAAGTGGGTTGGTCGCGCTCCAGGTTCCTGCTAATTTTACATACCAGTAGTTACTGTCTTCGGTGACTGATTCAATAAAAAGTTTTTGAGAGCTTACTGGATCCGTGAGTTGATCACAGCGCACAGAGCCTGCGTAACGCCAAATTGCCCAGTGCATTCCAAGCTCTTTGCTTGTTGTTGGATAGCCGACAAAAGCACCTGATACTACAGGCGTTGGGTTTCCGCTTGTTGTTGCATTAGGTATTTGATAACTGAATTCATAGCTGTAATCATTGTTGTAGCTAGAGGCAGTGGCAAGCTCATAGCCCCTTCTCCAACGGGACCAAGCAGACTCTCTGTTAATAGTGTAAAGAGAATCTGGAACGGAGCCGCGAGAAAACTCTGTGCTTATAGGCTTTACGCCATTAGGTGCAGCTACTTCTGATTGATTAAAATTACCAAAAGAGCTTCCACTCTTCTTGGCCATAATCAGAAGAAACCGCCTTGAGCAATGATGTGAGCACCTGGCACGTAACCAGAAGCATTGGGTCCATCCGGGAACACGCCGACGTAAATGCGGTCTCCACGCTCCAGGTAGATGCCTTTATTGCGCAGTGGTGCCGTGGGTCCTAAACCATTGGTATTGCCTGCTTGCGCCACGGGAGAAGCCAGTTGCGGCATCAGGTCAGAGCAGTCAACAGTACCGCTGTTAGCAGGGACTGTTTTGGCAAACAGCACACGGTAATCACCTGAAGCAGGAATCGGTACGGTTGTATT